CGTTGTACGCGATGATGTCAGCAAGAGCTGAATCAACGTCGTTGAAAGAAGTTAGGTTTAGCTTCTTTGTTGTTGTTACTGCTGAACCGTATTCGTTCAGAGTTACTGTAACCTGTGAAGGGTTACCGAGAGCAATGGAAGATACATCTGATGTTTCTGTCAATGTAGATGTTGCTTGTGCAAGATCTGAATAGATTGAGAATACAACTGATGATCCTGGCATTGCCTGTTGCACTGGCTTGACGTCAGCGAGAGAACGCATAACTGGAATGGAGCGAAGCGCCATTCTGACATATTGGTCGTATGCGGCCTGTACTAGGGCGCTGATCGTCGAGCTAGAGGTGGGGGTACCTGTTGGGATAGCCATTTGGGTCTAGCCTTTCGTTTAGGATCGGATGTTAGAGTCCAGACAATCTAATGACTTCATCTAGTTCTTCACGACTGTTTGTATTGAGAAGTTTTTGCATTATGTCTGCATTATGTTCTGGCGAAGCGCCAGCATCTGCAGTGTTAGTCATTCTCTTATACGCAGCGGCTTGAGCCGGATCTACATTAGGTGTTGCCTGGGGTTGGTTAGAATCAATACCGAATACATCGGCATAATCATCTAGCCATTTAGACAGTGACTCTTCAGTTGGGTCAATGTCCTGCGGAATAAATGAAGCAATTTTGCCATTCACCCCGCGAGATGCGAGGACATCCTTAATTGCTCGTTCGCGCTGGCCTTTGCTTAGGTTATCGAACTGAGCACGAAGCTCTTGTAGTTCTTTATCCTTTTGCTTTGAAGCCTTGCGTAGTTGCTTTACAAGGTCATTCGACGAATCGTTTGTAGTGATATCGTCGTCTTCATCCTCGTACTCGTAATTGGACATATGTCCTTCTCCCTATCAGTTAGTTGATTGCGCCAGCCTCATATCCAAATGGGGATTTGGTATGGCTCTGACTCCTGGTATTATTGTCGCTCCACTAGGCCAGTCGTTCTAGTGGCAGGTTTAGTTTAGTAGCCTCCTGCGCGATCTCGCGCTAAGGCTCCGCTAGTTAATCCAGATTGACCACCAAAGGTAGCCTTCTCAAGTCCGGTAACTTTCTGGCGCTGCTTGCGTGCTTCTTGTGCTCCTGAAAGTTTGAATACTTCTGACTCTGCGGTTTCTTGTGTATACGGATCTTGTTGGTATATTGCGGCCAACTCTGAACCACGCTGTAATCCTGCACCGATTGTTGAAAATCCTGCAGTAGCTGCTTCTTTATCTACACCGTAACCTGCTAATTGCATAGCACGAGTTGCGCTAGTTGCTAATCCTTGAGACATAGCAGCACCACCAATTTCAGCAGCGGTTACTTTACGTTTGATATTCTCAAGACCCTGTGAAGGGTCAAGAACATAAGCCAAGATGTCACCATTTTGGATATCTGGATAGAAGGCTCTAAGTGCTGAACTAACTTCTGGGTTAGCATTAATAACACGTTTCTGTGCTGTAGAGATACGATCTGCTAACTCTGTAGCGGATACATCTCCAGCAATAAATTTCTCAAAACCTACCTGCTTGCCAGTAGAGTCCTTGGTGTAGTAAGAGGCAGGAAGTCCATAGTTACGCATAACGCTTTGGTACTGATCCTCAAGTGCTACATACTCAGCAGGACTAAGGGATGAAAGGCCAGCCGCAATGCGTGCCTCGTTTGCCTTAAACCTTGTCTTGTAAGCGTCTGTACCACGAAGGCGTAAGCCAAACTCTGAGGTAGGAGTATCGTTAATAAGTAAATCTCTAATGTCTGTTACTAGGCTACCTAGGCCGTACTGGTCAAACTCCATCTTAAGGATGTTATAGGCGCTAAGACGCTCTTCGGTCTTTTGCTCTTGAGACATTTTATCAAGGCGCTCTTTTGTGTAGCTAGTAACGAGTGCTTCAATCTGTGCTGCAGTAAGCCCTGTTCCTGTTCCGGCTCCTGCGCCTACATCTGCTCCTGCTCCACCACCATCATCATTATCACCACCATCATCACCACCGTCACCTTCGTCGCTTTTAGGTGCAAATGATGCTGGATCTGTTGCTTGAATTGGAAAGTTGCCATCTTTGTCTTGGCCAGCAAGTGGACCACTTGTATAGACCATAACCTTTTCACCAGTATTGGTTACAATTTCTTTCATAGGAGATTGCCCTGGTACTGCTGAACTTTGGCCTCTTAAATCTTCTAAGCCTAAAGGTCCTCCAGCGCCAACAGGGGCAGCAGCAGTTGTTTCTGCCTCTAGTTGGCGAAGTCTGCGTAGTCTATCTCTCTCATCAACCATCATTTACCCCATAAACCCAAAATCTCGGAGCACAGTGGTAGCAACAGATGCTGCTTGTTCACGTGCTTTTTTTGTATACTGCCAGCGATCATCCTTGCGTAGTTCCTTCTCAAAGTTGTAGATTGACTTAGTGCCAACCTTTCCATCTGGAAGAGTAAAGGCCATAGCACTACGGATCTGTGGATCGAATAGATCAATAGCAGTATCTGGTATTTCTAGGATGTCACTCATTGACTGAATGTAAGGACTAGCAAGATTCTTCAAATCCAAACCTGCTTTAATCTTGTCTGCCAGTGCCGGAAACGCTGATGCTGCACTTTCACGAATTGTACTGTAGACAGTGCTCTCATCTATCTGACCAGCCACAATCTTATTGGCATAAGATGTAGCGTCTTTGTCTGACAGTTTGATGCCGTTATCAAATGCAAGGTTCTTAATTTGTACGAAGAACTTGCCTGAAGGACCTTCAGGGATATTAAGAGTGTTAATCTCTTGGACACCACTAGCAAGTTGCTGCTTGATTGTATTATCAAGGAAGATTGTCGGATCTTGGTTATCTGCAGTTAGATACTGAGTATTGGTAAGTACGCCATTTTTGTATGTCTCTTTAACAGTACTCTTAGAAGCACCAGACTTTGACTTGTACCTGCTTTGAAGCATAGGCAAGTAGGTTGTAATTTCTGTCTCTAAAGCATCACGCCCATAGTATCGCTGGAATACTTTGTTGATACTATCCTTGAGGCTGCTATCTGCAGGGATATTATTGCTGACATAGGTACGTGTGAATACACCAGACTTAGGTGGCTTTGGTGTTGATTTAGGAGTTGTACCAGAAGCAAGTTCTGCTTCCATCCTTGCAATTTCTTCGTTGCTAACACCCTGTGATCTAAGAAACGCCTTTAATGCCTCTGAATAAGCCATTACTTAGTCTCCTTTGCGGTTAACTGCTTATCTACTACTAGGTCTTGTGACAGGAATCTGTCATAGACGTAGGTAAATCCTAATTTATCGTCGTCTTTTAATTTATTAACAACAACATCAAAAACCATTTTTAAGTCTCTGTTTGATTTTGCTTCGATTGATTTTGCTTCTCTTAAAAGAAGTTCTTGTGCTATTACTTTTCTTAATTTCAAGTACTGTTCAATAGACTTCCAGGTAGTATTATTTCTGTTGTTCTTAACAAACTCTGGGTTAGTAAGAATCTTGCCAAGGCCTGAAATAACTCGGTTAGTCTTAGATCCATCATCATCTTTATAGTCAATATACCAAGCTGTGTACTCATACTCACCGGTCTTTTTATTGAGTATTGGCTTTCCTTCAGCATCTGTTTGAATTGCTAGTTTGTTGATAAGAGTACTCTTAAGAAGAGCAAGATCCTCTGCTCCGGTTTGTTGAATAGATGTAAGTCCACGAGACTTAATTTCTTCATCAATAACTTCCATAAATTGATTGTATTTAACCCAACCCTTTTCAGCATCTGTCTTTCTTTGAGACTCAGCAGGACTTTGTGAGGAAAGGAATCTATCGGGTGCATCTGCCGATACGCGCTTCTTGTAAAGATAGTCATAGGCAGACTGTGAGAACTCATAACCTGATGGGTCATTTACAATTAACCCAACTAACTTAGGTTCAATCTTAACTACCTCACCAATAAGTTCTTCATACTTTTTGATGTTCTTAGTGGCAGCTATTGAAGATTGTACTCCAGTTGGGTTCTTTGAAAGACTTGCTGAAAACTCAAAATACTCTGGAAAGTCTTCAAGGAACTTAGCACCGGAGTTAACACCATAAATGCGATCATACTCACGAGACTTATCAAGATAGAACTTGTAAGGTGTGTCAAAGCGTGGGGCAAATGGCATAATAAGCGCTGCTGCAGTACGCAAGTTCCAGTAGTCCTTAGTCATCTTAAGAATCTTCTCTGGCTTTGGCATAGGGATTCCTTGCTCGGCTGCCTTTTGGCGTTCAGTGTTATAGATTAACTGATACGACCTAGCAAACTGTGGGTCATCCTGACCTGCTTGGCGAGTTTGCAATCTCTTTGTCCAGGTAGGCAAGAAGCCTCCTGCTACATCTTTAGGATATCCGTATGGAAACAGAAACTTAAGTGTCTCTCTTACATCAGGGCGATTCTTTGTAATCTCAGCAATAGGTACTGCAACATAAGGACCGGTTGGGAAGATATCGCTGAACAAGTTAGGATTACCCTGGCTATACAGAGCATCCATACCACCTTGGAAGATGATATCCAATGACGCTTTAGGAATACCAAACTCGGTAAGCGAAGACATTCCTGGAATTACTCGCGTTATACCTTCTGGTACTGAGAAGTACATAATATCGCTACCAGATGTCTGACCTTCTGGAACTATGTTTCCGTCCTGATCTGTTACAAGACCAGCTTTGTTTGGCGCTTGCCACAACAGGTATCCACGATTGATAATGGCTGGATTAGAAACAGCAAACTTCATCCAAGTCTTGTATGAGTTTTCCTGTGCTGAAAAGAATGGGTTAATGTACTTCATCAAGGTAGCAAAGTTTGTCTTGCGCTCAATGTTAAAAAGCACACCCTTCATCTCACGAAGAGCTACCTTACGAGCCACAGACATAATCTTTTGCTGGTCTTCTACTGAGATTCTATCTCCCTTAAGGCCAGCTACAACATCAACTCTGCGCTTTACTTCTTGACGATAAAAGTAAGTGTATAAAGGATTGCGAGCTAGAGCGTCTTCAGGCAAAGTAGCAAGTAACTTAAAGGCGCTATTGACGAATCTTTTTCCTATATTATCTGTCTTGTTAAAGAATGTTTCCTCAAGAAGATTACCGTGAATAATAGGCAAATCTGTTGGGTCCTTAAAGGTTGTTCTTAAATCATCTGCAGTTATATCATTTAACTTGCTACGAAGGTTTGAAGATACTGGCAGGTAGGTATCGAAGAAGTTGCTAATACGAGTGACATATTCTACAGAGTCACGTGAATCAATAGATAAGCGACGACGTAAATCGCGGCCTTCAGGAGATGATCTTAACCACTGAGAGATATCATCTATGGTTTCACCGCCGGCAAGTTTTCTTGCTACTGCTGAGTTACCAAACTGTTGACGTAGGGTCTGTGCCCACTGCTCAAAGTATGCTGGATCTGTAGGGCGAATGGCTGCTATGCCTTTTGAGGAAAGCGCTCTGGCATACATATCAGTATTGCTATCTACCATACGTTCAAATGAATTAGCAGAAGATGCAATTTTGCGATACATCTCTCCCAAAGGTCCACCAAAGGCATCATCAAGAATATACTTTTGACCATCAGAAGTTGTTACCGTAAAAGAGCCTGTGCCAATACGATCTTTAGGCTTGGCTTTCTTAGAACTGCTAAGAGTTTGTGCATAGCTATTATAGACTGCAAGTTTTTCTTCTTGTAATAACTTGAGAGTGTTTACTTCTCCCATTAAATCTACATCATCTGGGAAAAGAGATAACTTTGCCTCTCCTGCACCAATCTTAGACTTAAGTTCTTCAAGTTCACGAATAACACCAATGCTTGCCTTCTGAACATCAGCAAAATTTAGTCTTTCACCAAGAGGGTTAATTCTATCTACAAGTCTAGAAATGTCACTGCCTACATTGTTTACAATGTTTTTAACGCCAGGGCCTAGATGACGAAGAGATGCCATAGCACCAACAGATGCAGCAATACGAAGCTGAGAATCAATGGCGTTACGCTGGGTATAACCAAGACGAAGCAAGGCTCCTGCCTTAAACATATCCTGAACTATATCAGCAGTATTAAACAAACCATCTTTTTTTCTTCCAAGGAAGGCATTAATACCTGCAGCGTTGCGCCCAATAATTCTATCTGCTAAATCAAAATCCATCAATGGTAAGAAGTTTGCGCTCTGAGATTCTAACTGCTGAACTTTGATAATGCTGCCATCAGTATCTACCATAAAGCCACGATCTTGCATTGACTTAAGAGCAGATGTTCGAGCACCCTTGTAATCATTGTAAAGAGTATTGATTGCTTCTTCTTCAATGCCGTGCTTTGCAGCAAGTGATCGCAATACAGTTTCTTCAAGATTCTGGGTTGCGATAAAACGCGCTTCTGGTGTAGCGGCACCAATGTAGTCGTTAAGTAAATTATTTGACTGCTCTTGAGTTAGAAGGCCTAAGCGTCTTACCTTTGCTGGTGTACCTGCTATGGCATCGCTAGGACCAACGCGGTTAAGGGTTGCTACAATCTCACGATATGAGTCAGCATCGTTAAAGTCAACAAGTCCAGCAGGGCGTTCTCCGCCTAGCCAAGAAATCTTTTGGTATAGTCTGTGAAATGGTGTTGGCTGGTAGACATCTACCTTGGAAGCACCCACTGCTTGATCGTAAAATTTAATTGCACGCGCTTTTGCTACGAAATCTTCTGCGCCTTGTAGAGTCTTACCGGTTGTGCGTGTAAGTGTACCGCCACCTTCACCGATTTGCATAAACTTGGCAAAGTATTTATCGGATTCAATCAAAGATGAATAGTTATCTTGCGCTGCCTTGATAACCGCAGGGTTATCGTTTAAGAATGGGAGCATACCGCTACCGTCTGGAGCTGCAAAGAGCTTAAACTCTGTAACTGTATCTAAATCACCACGAGCTGCTTCTAAAGCATCTGTAATATATGCGCGTTGTAGGCGTAATTCATCCATTGCTGCGGGATCACCCAGTGCGGAACGTAGAATCATTGCTGTTTCATCACGATCTACAGAGTCACCTAGCAAGTGTGCTAATAACGCTGGCTCAGATGAGGACTTAACCATTGGGTGATTAAGTGCATAGACAGAATCGTTAGTTGTAAAATCATCGAGTACTTTGGAAAAGCGGTTATTAACGCCATATTGAGCCTTGGTAATATCTTCTGCAGCCTTTGCTACCGCATTAGCGTTAGTTAGTTTACCAACGCCTAGTTCGCTAGCCTTTACTACTTTACCAACCTTGGCTCCAACGACTGTAAGATCACCAAAGAATTGAATACCTAAATCAAATCCACCAGATAAGGCTTTACCCCAAGCGCTTTTCTTAAAGGCTGCATCACGCTGTGCTGGATCGTAAATATTAAACTTTGGGTCATAGAAAGAGCGCCCTCCGCCTACTACCGCTTGACCAAATGAAATCTCTTGAGCGCCTTTGTAGGCTTTGCGCCACAAGTCAGGATTAAAAAAACCAAGTTCTGCAGGTAATAGACCTTCGCCACGAACTGCTTCTCTATTTATCTCACCTGTTACTAAGGCAAATGTTGTAGCTGGTTCACGAATAACTTCTTGGTTGACTTTATCTAGGTTTTGAAGAGCAGCCTGTAAACCAGGAACCTTCATAATGGCTCCGCCAGCAGATGCAAAAGGCTTGATTATATCTTTGCCTTGTTTTTCTGAAGCAGTCTTAAATGGTTGAACAAAACCGTTATACTCTTCAGCATCATTCCAAGGAGCAGTTCCGACATCCCAAGCAAAGCGTGCTGTTCCGCCAACGGCTCCAGCGATTTCTCCGCCCCATTTGGCAAGATTAACTGCTGAACTTGCTGTTGTTTTTCCTATTGTTGTGGCTATATCGCCAATTCGATTCCATATACTCACAGGTTATCCAATAGTCTCTTAATAGCTGCGCGGGTTTCCGGTGAGGTGTTGGGCTGATCTGATATAAAGTTTAATACAGGCATATACTCTGAGATAGCGGTACGAAAATTTGTATCATCTTCCTGGGGCATTACAATCGCTTCAGATCCTGCACCTGGTCCCATATCAATACCTTCTGTAACAGGCGTATCTGGGCGTTCTGTTGGTGCATATAAAGGTGTTAGTGCTGCTTGGCGTACAGCAGATGCAGGAGTACCCTTTACATCTGGAGTAGAGGCAAGGGCTGCACCGGATTTAATAGCGGCTGTCTCAACGCCTTCACCGTAAGCGATAGAACCCATCTGTAGATTATCTGTACGTGTAGAATACTTGCCAGGACCTGCTGGGCCAGCCAATGGATTCATTGGTGCTGTTGTCATCGGTCCTCCTCTAAAGTTTCTAAGTCTTGCGCCATCTGTTCCCAGGCCTGATTGGTTTCAGTCTTTTGGTTAGAATGGTAAATGCTTAATTCGTATAATGATTCAAAGAATCCTGTTGCAACTTGCGATAAGTTATATGCAGTCTCTGTAAGTATTACTACAAAATCGGAAGGGCGTATAGGGCGACGTATTTTATTATTATTTATCACCCTATACACCTTCCATCAAAATAATTAACCCTTTTTTACTGATGTTCCTTTACGGCCTGCTGGCATCATTGATGGAACTACCTTGCCGCCTTTTGGCTTAGAGGTATCCTTCTTGCCCTCGACAGGCTTTGACATTGGCGCTGCTGCGCGTGATCCTTTATTCATATTTACACCTCCCTCACTTATGCTGCGCCGGTGATACCAGCGAGTAGTTGTGCTATATCTGGACGTTGACCAGCAGCAGGGGCCGAACCAGCTTGTGTTTGTGGAGGTTGCTGCGAGGCAGGGGCGGGGGCCGCACCTGCTGCTGGAATCTGTTGCTCCATACCTGGTGCCATAGGTGGCATCTCTGGGGTTGGGGCTGGCTCTGGCATAAACGCTTTTTCGATCACATTCTCTAGGGCTTGTCCCTTTTGGCGACCTTGGATAACAGCTGCGATACGCCCGATAATCTCTGAAGGGTCTTGGCCTTGCGCCGCGAGTGCCGGTATCGCCTGAGCGTACTGAGCAACAGCAACGCGCAAAGAGTCACGCATTTCTTCAATATCAACACGTTGTTCCTCCTGTGTCACGTTAAGATCCATCGGGATCTCACGACGTACATAGTCACGTGATACGAGCTTATCTGAACGCATCTGTAGCAAAGCAATGATGGCACGGTTAGGGTCCATACCAGACATAATTCCGTAACGGACATCTACGCCGTACTCACCCTTGATATCACGTGATGGGATGTACTTGAGTACATAAGGTGTTCCATCGTCTGAACCCTTGATTGTCTTTGGAATACCACCAAAGATCTTCTCATCTGCTTCAAAGCAGATAGCAGTAAGTTCTTGGAACATACGAGCAAACTGTGCTTGTGCTGCCTTGATCTGTGTATCAAAGCCTGCCTGTAGTGCTTGAACTCCACGACCTGTAACAACGGATGCGTCAATGTTTCCTGAACGAGACTCTGGGTAACGAGCACCCATACGTAGTTCACGCTCAAGAACGCCGGACTCTGTAAAGACTCCAGGTGGTAGTTCTAGTGGTACACGACGGATGCCTTGCGGATTAGCAGAACGCATAATTGCATCTGGTCCAAGAGCCAACTCCTGCACATCTTGTGGAATAGCAATAGGTGCTTGGATAGATTTTTCTGCAGCTTGGATCTGCAAGATAGCAAAACGAGCACGAGCAAGTTGGACTGAAAGTACATCATCAAACTGACCACGCGCTTCTCCGTCAAGAGAGGAACGCATAATGACAGATGCCATTGCCTTGCCTAATACGTTAGGCGTGCTAGATAGAACTAGATTCTTACGCTCTGGTAGATAGAGCAGGTCCTGATCCTTATCGTGGTACTTGACCATTGAGATATAAGGCGAAGACAACTGGTACTGATTGCGACCTAGGATCTGGTCGTAGAACTCTGGATACTGTGCAGCCAATGTTTCTGCATCGGTAACAATAACTTGGCTAATAGATAAAACTCGACCATAGCGATCTAGCTCTGGGTAGGTACCAAATGGGTTAAGCATACGGATACGAGGATTATTGTCATCGTAATCCATCTCAACCATACCAATACCTAAGCCGTAGGTGTTATACCAGTCTGCTGCGGTATACATCTGAAGTTGTAGATCAGAGTTGGTAACATAAAAGTTAGCGATACGGGTGCGAGTATCTGCCATCTTACGTGCAGAATCGGAGACCATATTGGTTGCTGAACAGTTAAAGGATGGCAGTGGTGCCATAGCTTCTGCTAGGTCACGTGCTGCTACATCAATGAAGTTGGCAACAAGAGGCTTTGGATAGTCCTCTGAGAACATCGAAGGATATACCTTTGAGATATCTCCTTGACGCACCGAAAGCACATCACGCATACGTTGGTCACGCGCTGATGAGCGTGTACGTAGCCGCGATAGCTTCGCGTCAACTTCTTTGACTGATAACAATGTTATCTCCTAAATTACTCTCATTTTATTTTGTTCAGCGAAGGCTTCTTCTAAGTTAATCACTGTTCGCTTGCCCATCTCTTGGCGAGATAGGAATGGGTTTTTCATATGGTGGGTAGCATACTTTCCGTAGTTGAGCATCTCACGTGCTCTAATCTCACAGAACCACAAGGCCATCACCATATCGGTCTTACCCTTAGTCGTTGGAGTCCAGGTAATTAACTGCTCAATCAGAGCCTTGACATTCTCGGTCTGATCTGATGGCAGATGTATTAAGTTATCTCGATGGTGTTTACCATCAAACTGCTTAGTACCAAAGAGGGTAGACATAGATGCCACACCGAAGCCGGCATCCCACTTGTTAGAACCAGTATGGTGTTCCTTGAACTGGACTCCGCGAGAAGCCAAGTGCATACGGATACCTTCGTCCTGCGTTAGGAAGGACTGGAAGGCGTTCTTTTCGACGATCCACTCTGAGGGGGAGTAGAGGGATGTCCAATCAAAAATAAGATTACGGATATCGGCTGGAGACGGACGGCTAATCTTGATAGCATCTACTATGTACCTCTTGCTCGTTGATCGGTCAATGGCATAGCAGATAGCTGCAGTATCACCAATCATTGCAGGGTCTAGTCCACAGATATAAGTAAAGCCATTTAAGTCTCTAGGATGTCCTGGGTGACCGGCAACTAAGTTGCCTGCCTTACGCATACCGTCAATAGATCCCTTAACACACACAGGATCAAAGGCAGCGTTTTCAGAAACGTCCTGCTGCTGATATACCAAAGCCCAGGTACTTGCATCCATCGCTTGGCGTTCGTTGTAAAGGTTACGTCCAGACCAGCGAGGATATAGGCCGTCTTCGTTCTTATCAGATTCTAACTGTCCATCAAATGGGGCATCGGATGCTGGCCATAAAGTTTCCCACTTGTCAGGGTCTTCATCTGCTGTGAGCAGGGCCGGCATCGCTAGATACTTCCAAGGAACTTGACCACCAGGGTAGCGGTCCTCTGAGCGTAGCTCGCGGTATAGATCAACCGAAGCCACACGAGTTCCGATAACAATCAGTTTACCCGTAGGGTTAAGACGGGATCGCACATCCTGGGTTAACCAGCGGATCTGCTTCTCAAACTCATTGGCGTTCTTTAAGGTCACCGCGTCGTCTACAATAATCATATCGGCACGCTTACCGTAGATCTGACCACCGATACCAACGGCTTCGATGTTTGGGTCCTTTTCAGATGACTCACGGAGTTCATCACCAAAAGTGACACGGGTTGCCTGCCACGAGGCAGACTTAGAGTTAAACCCTACGCCAGCAGCATACGCAGTCTGTAGATCTTGATACATTGGATGCGTCAGACGTTGCTTGATGGCGTAGAGAAAGTCGGCAGCTAACTGCTGCGTTTGGGAGACTATCAGTACTCGAAAGTTAGGATTCCTACAAACCTGCCACGTCA